AGGGTGGAGGTGGGAATCATGAAAATAGGTCTTGCTGAATAATGGATGGTTTTAAGTTCATTGCACAGTTTAAAATATGCAGTCCCAAATCTGGATGAACACAGTTACGTAAAACTTGTCCAGGTGAGTGATTTCCTTTGTAGTAGATGTTACCTTTGTAGTGTATTCCCAACCATTCCTTTAACTGTTCAGTTTCAGCAACCGTATCAGCAACAATAAAGTTTTTAAATTTAGGTTCATCGAATTGAGTAATCGGGAAATTTGACCAGAAATAGTGCCTACCAATTATTGCAGTAGGTTTAATCAATGGTTCGTAATATGGTTTCACGTTTTCAACTACCCATTTACCATTATAAAAATGTGTTAAAAATATTATTACCTGGTATAATGACAAATCAAAAAAGTCTGCCACATCGTGCCTTGTGGCCTTCATCATTTGGCTATGCTTTTGGCACGGTGGAGAATACCATACAAAATCAAAATTATTACGGTATTTTTTTAGATAATCCATTGCATCACCAACAATTACAATATCGTCTGGGTTGTTATCCTGGTATACTTTAGCGATTTTTGGTTCGTTTTCTACGGCAATAATTTTATGCCCTTCCCACTTTTTCCTATTACCACCCAACCCGGCAAATCCATTTAATACATTCATCTCCGTATAAATCTAATCCTTATTACTAATTCCGTTAACTGAGGCACTTTTCCTGCCTTGTAGCGAAGTATTCCACTCTGTCTGATAATAGCATCACATTCGGGGCCTGATTCGTTCTCAGCTGTTGATACGTGGTGATAGCTGACCGCGTGAATAGGATCACGCAGCCAGTCTATACCGTTTCCGTTGTGTTTGAATCCTACGATGTACATTTCAATATACTTTCGATGGGCCGTGATTGAATTTATTTTGTTTGCTGGAAATTGCACACCCTGAAGTAAATGCTATCATAAGTGCTATGGCTAGTATCATAATTAGTTTTTTCATGGTTAGTTATATTTAAAGATTATTTTCTGGATATGAATCAATTTCGTAGTTTACTTTGTGACAATCGAATATGTGTTTAATTACATTGAAATGTTCTCCTTTTGTCGATAATAATTCACCTGCATATTTGAATCGTTTTGTTTCTTCATCAAACGTAATATACTTATGAATCAATTTGTGCGCTCGTGGAGAAACAATAAACACATCATCTTTTAAATTATAATTCCAGTGATGTATTTCTTTGTTTTTCAGATCAATTCCAATAAATCTTAAGTGCCTTCTAGTGTTACTACTTTCAGCATGTTTTGATTTATGTAATTTTTTATACCCAAGTCTGTGATATTTTTCTCGGCCTCTTTTTCTTTCTTTTTCAATATATTCCACGTTTTCAGCAAGTGATTCATGCCTTAATTTAACATCGCTTTTGGTACATTCCTTACATTTATTCAAATGTCCATCACTCATTCTTGGATGTTGGTAATACTTCGATAGTGGTTTGTCAACTCCACATTTAAAACAAATCTTTGTTTCCATAAAATTAAAGGTTGATTATATCTGCAAAGATAGTGATAATTTAATTAAAAAGGTAAATTTATTTTAATTAAAAAGGTAAATCACTTTCAACAGGTGCACTGTTTACTATTGGTAACGCCGGTACGCCTCCCTGTCCTGATTCCTGGTTGTACTGTTGTTGGGCGGATGGGGCGGGTTGTGATTGTTGTTGTGATTCTACCTTCCAAGCCTTGCATTCGGTAAACCACCGACCGTTATACTCCCGGCTTTCAATATCGAAATGAACCGTAAGTTGTTGGCCGATAACAGGGCAAGGTATTTTATCACCCCAAATCGATAAACATACTTTTTTCGGATATTGAGCGTCTGGCATTTCGACAACAAATTCCTGTTTGCGCCATTCTCCGTTTTTGCCCTGTCCGGTGACGAGTGGCAATACTGCGATTGTTTTCCCTTTTAGTTCCATTTGGTTATTTAATTTATCATGCGTGAGAAAGTACACTCTGCTGTAAAGAGTGCGTTAATTGCATCCGTTGGTTCGTTGAACTGGCCTTTTGAGTCGGTAACTTCAATCGACTCGATCGGGTAAGAATGCCCCATGTAATCGAATTCATCACCGGCTTTCGCTTCTTCGCGGCAAATACCGTGAATTGTTACTTTTCCAGATATTACCCTATCAACTACGGTAGTATCATGCTCTTTCATGGTGTAAAACCAATTCTTTGATGTGTTGTTTAATGAGATTGTTTTCATGTTGTTTTTATTTAGGTTAATAATTAATTTTCTTCATTAAGTTCTCGTCAATCCAAGCCATTGCGTCCGTGATGCTTCTAATCACTATATACACCCCTCCGTCCGCCTCAAAATCCTGTTTGTATTTCACCTGCGCAGGTCGCATCCTATCTCCGGTGTATGCGTTCTTGACCTCGATTGCCAGGCTTATCGCTCTGCCATCCTTAAGGATAACGTTTCCGTGAATGTCCGCTTCGCCAATCCGCCCGGTCGATTGGATGAACTTCGCCTTATCCAACGTTTGCCGTTTCCCTGTTATCACGTTGTAAGTCACTTTATCAGCTCCCAGTTGACGTCCTACTACATGCGTTCGCCTTATCGAATTATAGCCGTACAGTTTGAAAAGCTTCTCAATAGCACCCTCCAGCTGTGGTGTCTTACGCACATCAATCGGTTTCGGTGCAAGCGGATGATCCGGGTATCGGCGCTTTGATTCGGTGAACAGCATACTGTATAACAGTTTTAATGTATTTCGGTCTTGGGGGGTGAGGTGGGTGTTGGTCATAGTTAAAAGTTTAATTTTGATGGAATAACGTAATCCTGCGAGTAATCTGTAATGCGTGTCATGGTTTCGTCGTATCTGAAAAGAACTGTATCAGTTGCGCCGTCCCTGTTTTTTTCGATAATAATTTCACCAATTCCTACCGTGCTATTTCCTTTTGCATCTTCGGTTATTTTATAATATTCTGGTCTGTAAATAAATGCAACCAAATCTGCATCCTGTTCAATAGCTCCGGATTCACGAAGGTTTGATAAATTTGGTCTTTTACTTGTTTGTTTTTCAGTTTCCCTGTTTAATTGAGCCAATATAATAACGGGACAGTTTAAATCTTTTGCAATAATTTTAGCCATTCTGCTTGCTTGTGCAACTTCTTGCTCCCTGTTTCGGTTCTTTTCTCCGTTTGACATATCAACCAATTGAAGGTAATCCAAAAAAACTATATCACACTTCCCTTTTTTCTTCATTATTCGGCTGTGGCTTTTTATATAACGCATTGATACTGATGGATTAGGATCAATATAAATAGGTAATTCCCTCAATTCTTTTGCAGCCTTATTTATTTCTTCTTTGTCAAAATCGTTAACAGAACCTTTTTTGAAATTATAGTTATCTATCTGGCACATAGATTGTAACATCCTATCTGAAAGGCTTTCATCTGTCATTTCCAAAGAATATATACAAACGCTTTTATTATCTTTAGCTGCATATTTTGCAAAATGCAACATAATTGCAGTTTTACCCATTCCAGGACGAGCAGCCAAAACAATAACATTTGACTTTTGCCAGCCACCAGTTAAAGTGTTTAATTCTTTTAATCCGGTATCAATTCCAGATCGTTTTCCTTCTCTGAATAATTTTTCACGTTTTTTCAATGATATAAAACTTTTTTCAATAGATTCAGAAATGTGGATCATAGTTCCACCACGCAATGAGATTTCATTAACCTTTGTAAAGTTATTATCAGTTTGGTCTAATAACTCAAAAACATCGGTTGTATCTTCAAATGCTAATCGTATGGCTTCGGTTGATGTTTTAATTATTTCTCTGGCAATAAATTTTTCAAGCAATATTCCTGAATGTTCCTGAATATTTGCAGCACTACGAACATTATCTGTTAGTTGAGAAATGTAAAATCTACCACCTGCAATTTCAAGCTTACCAATACCTTTAAGTCTATTTGCAACTGTTAATATATCTACCGGATCGTTATTTTCGTATAGTATTCTTATTGCCTCGAATATAGCCTGATGTGATTCTTTATAAAATACTTCAGGTGATAATAATTTAACAACTTCGTCAATACAATTTCTATCCGACATCAAAGAACCTAGAACAGCTTCTTCAATATCAATTGCCTGTGGAGGTAATTTCCCGTGTTCCTGAAAAGCATTCCGGTCAATTGCAGGTCGTTTAATTGATTTTCGGTTAGCAGCAGCTTCGTATCTTTCTTGCTCTTCCATTACTTTTTAGTTTGAGGGTATGCATATTCTAATCTTTGAACCGAATCAACTATTTCAAATTTAGCAAGCCAATTAGTAAAATATTGTTTTGTTTCCTGAATAGTAGCCGGGAAGTGATTTCCTGAAAGTTTTTGTTTTGCCATGAATTTTTTGATAATTTCTTTCAGTTGTTCAGTATCTTTAATTCTATTATCAAAATCCAAAACAGCTAAATGCCACTCCTCATCATTTAATAAAACTTCAAAAGAAGAAAGAAAATTAAGGCTTTCTTTTCTTTCTTTTATTTTATTTATTTCTTTTTCTTTATTTATTTCCTTTATAGCAGGCATTTCAATGTATTTCGCAGGCATTTCGCAGGCTTTTTTTGAACAATACTCACTGCGAAAATCTTTATTTTCACTTCCTTTTGATGAATTACATGTTCTACAAAGAGGTTGTAAATTAGAAATATGATCACTACCACCTTGATATATAGGGGTAATGTGATCTTTGACTATATTTTCCATTGAATCACACCTAACACATGTATTATTAAAAAATAATAACATTTCATTCCATTCCTCTTTTGTGTGAGTTCCAATGTTTCTTGCAGCTGTTAACCTTTCTGATCTTTTTTGGGTATTATCTGGATCACTCCCCCATTTTCTGGATGCAGAATCTTTTGCTTTATCTGATTTTTCATCTCTGATTTTCATCCTCCTTAAAATACTTTCACTATATAAGTTTCCGTCTTCAATTTTAAACAACCCAAAATCATTTATAATACTTTCGATCTTTTTTTCATCAGTTCTAAGAATAAACTTTAGTTCAGGTATATTATATTTAAAATAACCCCCTTGCTCATAAAGCATCTCGACTATACACCAATATACTCCAATGCCAAACATTCCGTGTTTTATTTGGAGACTAATCATTTTAGGATCATTTCTTGACCCGTAATCATGAACGAAATAATATGATTCTTTTGCCATGTTATCAATATAAAATCCCGCAAACAAAACGCACTAACTGGCTACAATTACCGTGATACCGTAACCGATCAGGTAAAGGAGTGCGCTCTGTTGCAGGAAAATTAAAACGTGAGTTGTTTTTCATGTTACGGTTTTAAGGCGGACAAACTACCATGTTTGAATCCAGATACAAATATACGCAATATTCCGTTAATTGGTACGTGGAGGTTAAAATAAAGTTTTTTGTTCAACCTGCACCGGATCAGGAAACTGAATCTGTGGTTGTAGCAGATATACCGCAAACCGTTTTTCCTGAGCATCAAAGTAATCCTTATCAATTTCACACCCAACGAAATCAAATCCATCCTGAGCGCAAGCAATACGGCTGCTTCCTGAACCTACATGGGTATCAAGTATTTTATCTCCAGCATTCGCATGGCTGTGCAAAAGCAAGCGATATAATTTAATAGGCTTTTGAGTCGGGTGTATTGATCCATCTGTTTTAATCGCAAATCGGTTAATTGTAATTTGCCGTGTAACCTTTTCAAACGAAGTCCAAGCCAGTTCGCCATCACTCATCGTTAAATCGTTCTGACCTTTGTACCAAAATATCCAAGCCTTTGTGGGTTTTAGGTATTCAGTAAAATAGTTGCCTCCCCACACAATCTGATTTTTTGAAACTCTGAACAACTCATCAAAGTAAGTTTTATCGGGTATCATATTATCCCACCCTTTAAAATCGTGTGCTTTTCGGTTGTGCTTCGGGTTTTTGTTTGTGTTGTTCAACTTTTGACCATCAATTCCTAATCCGTATGGCGGATCAACTATTGCAATATCAAAATATTTGTCGGGATAGCGAGCCATTACAGTCATGCAATCCTCGTTAAATACTTCGCTTATCATACATTCTTATTAAATTTTGAATACTCCGATAACGCCCGTTCCCCCCACTCCCTTATCTTCGCCTCTTCATCCGTCCCGATCTTAACCAGGATTTCAGTCTTAGCATCTACCCGTAGCCAGTACCGACCAGCTTCTGACGGTTTATAGTTCTTGGCCTGTTTTTCGGTAAGCTGTTCGACTAGGCGCTGTCTTGCTGAATAGTTCGGACCAATTGCATGGTGTTTTGAGTTATGGTTTGGCATCGGTCAGATATGTTTTAGCCTCGTTAAGTTTGGCAATAATGTGATCAATTTGTTCAACTCCTGCATAAAAACATCCGTCATCTTCTTCATAGATATACTCTCCGTCGATGTCTTCAGTGCAAGTCATATCATCAATGCAGGTTATCCGGCACTGTTTTTTATTCTGAAAGTCCTCAAACAGATCAATTCTGATTGTGTGTGCTCCGCCCTGCATTACAAGGCTTTCGGGTTCGTTAGTGTTTTTCATTTCACAAGTTTTAAAAGTTTCTTATTCCGTTGTTTTCTTGCCCGTAACAACGCTTTCACTTTGCGGCGGGCCTTAATGCGAAGGATGATGTATTTTAGGAAGTTCATTTTAACTATATGTTACAGCGTTTTCGCGATTCATAAAGAAGTGAATACCAGTGCTACACTCGTTCCATCTGTTAGTATCAAAATCCGATACTTCAATTACTTTACCTACCTCATAGATAAATGAACTGTCATAATCAGAACATACAGGAATACCGCCTTCAATTTCCAAAACAGTGGCTTTTGAACACCTACACTTATTTGATGTTGCAGAACTTCTCAAAGAATCATAATGAACCTTAATAGTAATAATTTTACCATGTGCCTTTTTAAATGCAATAAATTCTCCAATTTCGGGACATGCTATTTGTAAGTTAATTGTTCGATAGTTTGATTTGGCACCGCTCAGGTTGGCACCTCTCAGGTCGGCACCGCTCAGGTCGGCACCGCTCAGGTTGGCACCTCTCAGGTCGGCACCGCTCAGGTCGGCACCGCTCAGGTTGGCACCGCTCAGGTCGGCACCGCTCAGGTTGGCACCTCTCAGGTCGTCACCTCTCATATTTGCACCGCTCAGGTCGGCACCTCTCAGATTGACAACTCTCATGCTCTTCCCATCTATTAAATGTCACATAATGACCCTTAAGATCACTAATGTTACCATTGGCCCATTTCAGGTTGGCACCGTTCACGTTGGCACCTCTCAGTTTGGCACCGCTCAGGTTGGCACCGCTCAGGTCGGCACCGCTCAGGTTGGCACCTCTCAGGTAGGCATCGATCAGGTTGGCACCTCGGATATTTGTTTTTGAATATCCTTGTTTTAATAATGACTTAAGGATTGATTTTTTCATTTTAACAGTGTATTAATATAAATTCGTGCTTCAATTACCTTTGCTTTGAGTGATTCAATTACAGTAGGATCGTATTCGATGTCGAAAGTCTTAATCCTGTATTCGTCAGCAACATCATACATGATACCGGCATCCCAATTTGTAGCGGGTGTATCCAACAGAACATATACTAATGTAGCTTTACGTTTTCCGGTCAGGTGCATATAAACCTGTAATTGGTATGTGTAGTCTGAATTAGGTATCTCAGTTTCAAACAGTGGAAATGTAAAGCAATCCCATGAGTTTTTAATGTCGATAATCCTATCATTCAAAATAATATCTGGTTCACCGGTAAAGTATTCATCCTCAAATCTGGATTCGTTTTTCATAGCAAAATGAACATCCAACATTCTGATAGCAAATGAAATCGCCTCG